CTAAGTGGCAGACCAATGGTCGAATTGACATGGACAAGATCAATGCGGTCATTCCAAAGATTGCCCCATTGACAGGCGCTGATGTGATCAGTTCATTGAGTGGATTGCATAAAAGCCAAACTGAAGCGGCTAGTGCCAAACAAGCATTGACCCAATCTGAAAGAACTATTATTGGAAACACAGATCATTCTTTGGGATTGATGGGTGTTGACGATCCTCAAAAAGTTATTCAAGTTTACAAAGGCTTGATTAAAAACAACCCTGACAACCCGTCATTAGAACGCATGATCAATTCACGAATTGATTTGCTGAGTAAAGCGCAAGCAGGCCCTGCCATTACAAAAGACTTGCTTGCTGAATCTGCATCTTTGTTGTCTATCCCACAACAACGTGCTGAGTTTGCGCCTAAAGTTGGTTTGACTTCTACTGGTAGCGAGTTGAAAGAAACAATCACTACGCCAATGAGCCCAACAGGGCAAGCGCCTAACATTCGCATGACGGGCAGATCAGAACCATTGACGATGGCCCCAGGCTCTCAGTATGTGCCAACTGGCAGAACTGACCAAAACAACAACCCAACTGCTATTCAATATTCGCCAAGTGGACAGATATTGGGTGAGGTAACTATTCCCGCAGGCGTGCAAGGCGCACCACAAGCACCACAACAAGGCGCTATGCCACAACAGGGTGGCGGTATGCCACAACCGCAAGTAAACGCACCACAAGCGCCTGTAATGCCCGCTAATGCACCCGCAAGGATGCGAGCAGGCGAGAATGCAGACACATTGCGTGATGCTCAAGCTATCCGCACAAGGGCAAATGCTTCTGCCGCCAATGTTCCTAATCAACAGTTCAACAGCAACCAAATTATTAAAATTGCTGATGATGTGATTTCAGGTAAAGGTGCGGGCGCTATTGCCAATTTGACGGGTGGTTATGCCGCATTGCCTTTTGGTGGTGACAACGCAACCAACTTGCAACAGCTTGGTCATTACATGGCGCTTCAAACAGCGGAATTGGCAAAATCTTCTGGTTTAAGCGGTACTGATGCGGCTAACCAAATTGCGGGTCAGATTGCGGGAACAACCGATTGGACAGCGCCCGCCATCAAACAAACCGCCCGTGTTAATCGTGCCTTGTCAACTGCAACAAGTTTGTTTAATCAAGGTGTTGAAAACGAATTTAATAAGACTAAAGACCCATTTGCGGCAAGAGATTTCCAAAATAAATGGGGTCAGATTGCTGACGTAAACGCCATTCGTCTTTATGATGCAATGAAGAACAACGACAAAGAAGGCATGAAAGAAGTTGTCAATGCCGTTGGTGGCCCTGATTCATCTGGTTACAAAAACCTTTTGAATAAAATCAAGTTCATGGGTACTCTTGTTAAGGGGCAATAATGTCTGCTGTTGATGATTTCAATGTGGATTCGATCAATAACGCAGTTAGTTCTGCTTTTGGTCGCAAACCAACGCCTCCTGTAAAAACACAAACTCCCCGTGAGCAAGAATCTTTAAAGATATTGCAATTTGAATACGACAGAGAAAGCAAACTTGCCGCCTCTGGTGATCCTACTGCTGCCCGCAATTTGGTTTCGCTTGAAAAAGAAATGAAACGTATGGGTGCTACGCCCATGACTTCACAACCACAAACTGATGACTTCAGCGTGGATGCAATTGGCGCAGCAGTTCAAGATGCTTTCAAAGGCTCTAAAACTAACAAGTCAACTGCAAAAAACAAGACTGAACAGCAGATTATCAATCTGCAAAATTCACGAGAAATGTATGGGCAAATGGGGCGTGACTTTGGTGCTAGTGTTGCATCATTGGCTGACACTACCATTGGCGGTGTTTTGCCTATGGCGGGTCAAGTGGTTCAAGCCGCATCCCGTCCATTTACTACACCCGAAAAAGCACAGCAATATGGTCAAGCTGTTACAAGCGCATTAGAAAAACCATTTGGTAAGACTTTTGGAGTTACAGAAAACCCCGCTTATCAAAATGAGGCTTCACAAAGATTGATGAACTTTATTGGTGAAAACGTCAATAAAGGCGCTGAGTGGATTGCCCAAAAAACAGGCTTGCCACTTCCTGACGTTCAGAACATGATGGGAACGGCAACGTTAGCCGCCCCCGCAGTCTTGTCCAAACCATTGGCTGTTGCGGCTAAACCTTTGGTCAGAGGCGCTGAAACTCTTAGTCAATGGGGCAATGAGATTCGCACAGGCGCACCCGCCCAAATGCAACAGCAATTTCAAGCCAAGGGTGGGATGCAAAGTGCGGGCGCTGCTGCGGCTATGCCTGAAAACGTATTGCGTGGCAACATTGATGCGGCACTTTCTCAAGCATCGCCTGAATTGCAAACTTACATTCAATCAAAAAATGCAAGGGCTGTTGATTTGCCCGCTTTGGAAACCAGAAGTCTTGAAGAAAAACACGGTGTTAATTTAAGCCGAGGTCAACGTACAGGCGACACAAGTCTTTATTCTCAAGAGTGGAACAAACGTGGCGAAACTGAAACTTTGGGCAATCATTTTAATGAGCAACCCAAACAGTTTAAATCTGCATTTGAAAACTCAATTAGACGCAATGCGCCTGATATTTTTGAACTTGATCCAAGTTCTATTGGTCAAGTGCAAATCAACGCTTTGTCAGCTAAAGATCAAATTCGCAAGTCAGCTATTTCTGAGGCTTACAAGGCGTTGGAAGATGCCAATGGCGGGCAGTTTCCTATTGACATTCAAGCGCTTGACAAAGGCATCAAAACTGAACTAACTAAAAATCTAAAAACAAACCATTTGTCAGGTTCAATTGCAAGTGATTTGACAGACTTTTACAGCAACCCAACATTTGAGGCTTATGAGGCTTTACGCACCAATTTAGCCAATGAAATGCGTTCAAGTTCTAATGGCAACGCAAGGGCTGCGGCTTACATTGTTCGTGATCAATTAGAAAAGTTACCTATCTTTGGTGCTGAAGGTGGAAGCCCACAAGCTATTCAACTTAAAAATCTGGCTGATAAAGCACGTTCTTTAAACAAAGAACGAATGGACGTTATCAAATCAAACCCCGCTTACAAAGCCGCTGTTAAAGAGGCAAGCACGTTAGATGATTTGACAGCACAAGGCGAAAGTCTTAATGCGGAAAAGTTCCATGAAAAGTTTGTCACCAAAGGAACGCCTGAATCTATCCGCAGAATGAAAGCTGAGTTGGCAAACGATCCTCAAGCCTTGCAATCAATCACAGCGGGTGAATTGCGAAATGTTATGCGTAAAGCGGGGTTGGCTACTGACATACCTGACTTAAATCCCAAAACATTGGCAAACTACATTCAAGACAATCGAGGTCGTTTGCAAGAGGCGCTTGGCCCTGAAGGTTACAAAGATTTGTTGGAATTGACAGCGCTTTCTAGTAAAGTTGGAATGCCCAAAACAGGCACGTTTAACTATTCAAATTCATTGAGTGGAATGTTGGGTGAATTGGTTAAACAAGGCGTGGCAACAGGCGTTGAAACAAAACTAGCCACTATGACGGGTGGTGCATCCATTCCCGCTATGTCTTTGGGTAGATCATGGATGGGTAAACTAAACAAAGAAGGATTTGCAAAAGAAGCTGTGAATCCTTATGGTGGCTTAACTAAGGACTAAACATGGCAGTCAATCTTTCCCCTATTGGTAACGGTTTCCAATTCTTTACCAACACAGGCATTCCCCTCAACGGTGGGTATATCTACACCTACCAAGCGGGTTCAAGCACTCCATTAGCGACATACACGACTGCTGCGGGTACGGTTGCTAACACCAACCCCATTCAATTGGGTGTTGATGGTCGCCCTCCACAAGAGATTTGGTTGACTGAAGGTTATTCATACAAGTTCATTTTGACTGATTCATCGGCTGTCCAAATTGGCACTTATGACAATTTGTATGGCATTTTGGGAACAGCGGCAAGCACCAACCCAATTCCATCAGGCGGCATCATCATGTGGTCGGGTTCTATTGGTGCTATCCCTGTCGGCTATTACCTTTGCAATGGTCAAAACGGCACACCAGACTTGCGTGATCGTTTTGTGGTGGGTGCTGGTAGCTCCTACGCTGTTGGCAACACGGGTGGCTTTACGTCTAACGTAGCGGGTTCAGGCGGCACAAACTTGCCGCTTTACTACTCTTTGGCATTCATTCAGAAAGCCTAAGATGTCTGACATTGATTTGGTTAAGTACGGTGTACTTTGGCAAAAAGTTGAATCAATGGAAGCCAAAATCGACAAGATGGAAGGCCAACTTGAAACTTTGATTGAGTTGGCTAACAAGGGTCGTGGTGGCTTCTGGATGGGCATGACCTTTGTGTCGGCTATTTCGACTTTGATGGGGTACTTTAGTCATCATTGGACAAAGTGAATGAATGCGGTGGCTCATTCTAATTTTGTTGTTTGGGCTAGTGGGTGCGGTAGCCAAAAATGGTTGTCACATAAGAGAGTTTTATGGGATTGGGTATTTAACGCACGATCCTACACAGCGACACAAGGAAATGCTTGGGTGGTTGATAGAAAACGCAGAGCATTGCAAGACAGAAGATTATGTGGTGATCTGGAACAATCTGTCAGAGTGGGCGGGTTCTGCTGATTCTGTTCAACTTAGATCAAAGATAATTCACGGGTACAAAGATGCGCTTGATCGGGAAAAGAAGTGAAGATCAGTTTCGACAAATGGTATCCAATCGTTCAGCCAACGGCAACAACACAAACTGATGTGTTTGCTAAAAGGGTTGAAAGACTAAACGCTGAACGTGCTATTCAAGTGCAAGTGGACAATGAAGTCAAAAAGTTTCACCAATATGAGTATGAAATTTACGAATACAGAATGCGACAGATCACGCTAAATATTCAGATTACAAACTTGAAACGTCAAATTGATGCCCTTGTATGACCAAGAAACCAATTCGCAAGAAACCCGAAATAGAAGTGAAAGAAAAGCTGACGCTGTGGGTAACACTCATGGTCAGCGCAACCCTTTGTATCTCAGTATTGGCAATGGTGATCGCTTTCATGTTGGGTCTGTGGGCCAAGGAAGTGGACAACGCAGAAATTTTCAAGATGATTTCACCCGCTTTTTCTACTCTTATAGGCGGCATGATTGGGTTCCTGTCTGGTATCAAACTCATGCAGAATGAAGACAAATCTAAACCTTGTAAGGACTAACGATGCTTTCACTATTTTCAACACTGGGCGGCTTGCTGATTTCAGGCTTGCCAAAACTGCTGGAGTTCTTCCAGAATAAAGCTGACCAGAAGCATGAGTTAGCCTTAGCGCAAGTTCAGGTTCAGTTGCAGCTTCAGATGATGGCTCAAGGCTTTGCTGCCCAAGAGCGTATGGAAGAGATTCGCACCGACCAGATTGCCATGGAGACGGATGCCCAGATGACGGTGGCGGCGTATGACCATGACAAGGCTATTCTGGCTAAAGCCAGCACTTGGGTGGCAAGCTACATTGGCACGGTTCGCCCGACAGTGACTTACATCTTCGTCCTCGAAATCGTCTACACCTTCTTCTTGGTTGACCAAATTGTTGCTGTATGTTGCAGCAATAGGATAAGGCAGCAGTCCGCTATCCAACCAAGCTGTTCGCTCCATCGTGCCGTAATACCAGATATTTTCTAAATAGTTAAATATCACGTACCGATCAACAACATCACTGTTTGCGGAGCAGTAGAACCACCATACCTCATTAAATCCTTCGTTTGTCCCTGCAAATGTTTGCTGGTTTTGGGACCTGTTGAAGTCATTAAAAATAAACTTACGCAGGTCGCAACTAAGGGTCTGGACACGGCCATCGTACATGTAGAACTTGTCCACGCCCATCCAATAGACCACACCCGAAGCAAGGGCCACGGCGTTTGGACCAGCAATAGAGACATTGTCGCCCAGAGGCTGGATGCCCCACACAAACGGTGGGCCAAGGTACTGCATTGAATACACTGCTTCATCCGTCAGCACCACAATCTCTTGACGAGTCTGGATGGCTGCAACGATCTGCGATCCAATTGACAAACGGATACTGCCGGCCTGATTAGTTGCAGAAGGTGTCCAAACAAATGGACTTTCTTGATCGCTCCAACGGATCAACATTGGATCAAGATCTTCGCCTGCAAACTCGTTTGATCCAAACAAAATCACAAAACGTGAGCTATCAGATACCAACAAATAGTTGTGCAAAATAGGCGCATTGACGTCTTCTACGCCATAGATATTGACACCGCGCTGAGAGATGTATTGCAGTCCAGACTGTGACCCAGATGTTGTAATCGGAGAACCTGCAATCGTGGCAGATACGCTAAACGTATTCGCCGAAGCATTCACCACAAAGTACGTAGCACCAACCGTCAATCCCGTAGGCAATG